AACGTCTCAGCATCGTGACGGACACTTGCACACTTCTGAACACAAAACCGCAGGTGCGGCACACGCAAGTGCTAGGCATCTAGGTGGAGTCGTGCCAAAGACTGCACCAAAGGCTGCGCCGAAAGCCGCGCCAGAACCTGAAGATGATGAGTACTCTCATCTGTTGAACTAAGGAGACACCATGGCAACCTCGACACAAGACGGAAAAAAGAAGTTCGGCAGTTCTATGGTGGCTAAGAGATACGACTCCTTCCACCCTAAAGAGTCCAGTTACGACGGTGGGGATCAGCCCAAGATGGAATCCACACCTATGAAGCACGGTGGAGACGCTGAAGTGAACAACTTTAGCGGCAGCGAAGCGCACGACAACCCCATGGATACCTCGGCTGAAGTTGAGGCTCCAAGTTCGGTTGTGGAGCACCACGGTGTAGCGAGAGAAGTAGAGTATACGCACGACCATGAGAAGGGTGAGCACCAAGTTCACTCTACGCATGAAGATGGTCATGAACACCGCGCAGCCTTCAAGGACCCAAATTTGGCATATGAGGCTGGTGGCGAACTACAGGCCGACAGCGTGAAGAGACGTACACACCCAGATCAACAGGGCGCAAGTTCTGAGGGTGACAACGATGAGGTTCCTCAGCATGAGGCCGCAGATTTAGCATAAGGAGAAACTATGGCAGCACTAGGAGCAAACGGCCAAGCCATTACACTTGGTGACCAAGTTACCATCATTGCCACTACGGTATCAACAGCGCCGTTTGGTACAACTATCCCTTCATCCCTCGCAATGGTCACAGCCGGGACTGCTTTGACACCCGCAACGTTCGTGCATCAGGCGAATGATGCAAAGGCAGTTCAACACTCGGTAGACGCCACGCACCCCGCATTGTCCATCGCAGGAAAAGCCTACGGCGCAGCGGGTGACCAAGAGACGGTCATCGGTACAGTCACAGCAATCACAGGTTCAGGTAACACAGCCAGCCTTACCGTCACACTTGCAACATCGGGTTTGAGCATCATGGTTCCCTCAGGCGTATGCAACAGCGCATCGGCTGTCGGTGGAACGCAGTAATTTGAAATATCCCCAGACTTAGCGGTTTGGGAGTAGACTCGGCGGGTGCCTTCACACCCGCTTTGAGTCGCCTTGAAGGAGGCGTAATGAAATACCACGATAGAAAACCAAAGACGTGTAAGTATTGTACTCGGCCAGCCCGAAGAAATCTAAACAACTACGGAGTAAACAAGGGTTACTACAGAACCTGTGGTTCCGAAGAATGTATAACAGCACAGTACCGAGACAAAGCGGTCAGTGCAAGAAAACATTGCAACACCGTTGCGACCTGTGAGAAGTGTGAGGCTGAGTACACCCGCGCATCTTCACGACAAAAGTGGTGTAAGACGTGTGCACCAAATGCATCGGCACGAGCCAGATTAACGCGGTACAATGTTTCGGCTCCAGAGTTTGAAGAAATGAAAGCAAAGAACAACGGCATGTGTCCGTTGTGTGAAAAAAGACCTGCCACGGTTCTAGACCACAGTCACATCTCTGGTAGAAACAGAGGCGCTCTGTGCAACGGATGCAACATACTTCTCGATAAAATAGAAGACAAAGAGTGGCTGAAAAGAGCAATCGAGTATGCCGTTTGTTAGCCAAGCGCAAGCAGGTTGGGCACACACCCACCCCGATGAATTCGGCAGGAAGAATTTGAAAGAGTGGGACGCAGCTACCAAAGGAAAGACGCTTCCCAAAAGAGTGAAGAAAGCACCTGGGCTAGGGAGAAAAAAGCCATGATGGGATTAGGAAAAAAGAAACTAGCCTCTACCGAGGCACCATCCTTGGATTCCACACCAATGGCGTCGTGGATGAGTGGAGAAGCGCCCTCACCAAAACCTCGCAAGAAACCCCGTGTGGACTCGGGTGGGCAATTAACACGAGGCAGCAACAAGTTGGCATAGGAGAACAGCATGACTGGACTAGGAAAGATTCACATCAAAAAGTCCCATAAGGGATTATTGCACAGTGACACAGGTACACCACAAGGTGACAAAGTCCCAATGTCCAAGATGCGGTCGCAGAAAGCCAACGGTTCACCAGCCGAACGCAAGAGAGCAACTTTTGCCCTCAACGCACGCAAGTGGAATAAGTAGGAGAACGTATGGCTCTAGGAATGGCACGACCGAAGTCAAAGTTGCCCAGTCCCTCAACTAACTTCAAGTTTTCGAACAAGCAGGACTATATGAGCGAAGCGATGAACGGTAACCAAGACAAAGTCAAAGATGCCATGGGTCTAGGCAAAAAGAAGAAGTAAGGAGCAACACATGGAAACGGATACTTCGACTCCCAGCAATGTTGGGACGGGGATGGAAGGGGCCAAAGGCGGAAGCGATGCACAGCCAGAGAACCCTAACGAGAGTCCCCTTGGCGTCTACGCTCCGTTCCCTTATTCGCCAGAGCCGTTCGCAGAGTTAAGTGATGCAGCACGCGGTGCCCTTATTGCGCTAGACAACATAGCGACCAAGACGGACACAGCAGCACGACGCATGGAAGTAGAACAAGCATGGGAAGCACTTCACTTTGAACGTGGCTATCAACACTTGTTGCGCGGTAAACAAGGTGGATGGCAACTCCCAGGCGCGAACACAGGGTTCGGCGCTAAGGAACAGAAGAACAACAACACCATTTACGACACCAACGTTTACGGTCCCAAGGGTGACATCATTGTCGCAGCACTATCGCGTGAAGTCCCTAAAGTTGAATTCTCCCCGTGCAACCCAGAATACGGCCCAGACCGAGTAGCAGCCGAGGAAGCAGAACGTTTCAAAGAAATTTGGGCACGCAACAATAATCTTCATGGGCTTCTCACTGAAGTAGCCAGAATCTTCTGGAATGAAGATCGTTGCCTTCTGTGGACGCGCTACGAATTGAACGGACAGAAGTATGGCTTCGAAGGAGAAGTGCATGCCCCAACCGTTCCTGAAAACATATTCAATGAACCAGATGCAGAGCCTACGGGTCAGGATACCCTTGACGATGTTCTGGCCGCACAAACCTCTGAAGTGGAAGACGAGCCAGAGAGCAATGGTGGGGAAGACCTCCTCATACAAGCGGGTGGAGCAGGAGATGACCGCAAGCCGCTAGGACGCGAAGTAACAACAGTCCACGGCAAGTTGGATCACAAGGTTCCCATCGCAGTTGACAGTTTCGATCTTATGCAGTTCGTGCAGTTGTCCTTGGACTTGGACGTGGCAGTAGTTCGTGGGATGTTCCCATGGATTGCCGACAAGATTAACCCAGGCACTGACGGAATGTCCGAGACACAGTTGGACAGAATCGCTAGGGAGAATGTACGCCAAGCAGTAGTAGGCGCGTACGTAACTGGCGACTCCTTGAATCGACATAGCACAGTGAAGTTTTCTTGGTTTAGGCCGTCAATGTTCCTAGACCAATCAGTGAGTGATGAAGCGAAGGCCGAGTTGCTGGAAGCATTCCCTAACGGGGCATTGCTGGCCAGGGCTGGTGCCGAGTACGCTTTTTCACGCAACGAGAAGATGGACGACCACATCGTAATTGGACACCCATGGGCTGGTAAAGGCCAGAACCGTCGCAGCATGGGCACAATGCTCATCTCGGTACAGAAGCGAATCAACGACTGGGTAGACTTGATGGACGACTTCTTCAAGCGCACCATACCAAAGAAATGGTACAACGCCGACGCTTTCGATATGGAAGCACTGAAGACGCAACCCAACATCCCTGGAAGTTCAGGGCCGTTCTTACCGCAACCGGGACTTACACTACCAGCGCAGTACATCATGGTAGAAGATACGCCGCAGCCTCAGGCTGCACTGCCTGACTTCATTAAGTGGTTCATTACTACGTTTTCAGAGGAAGTATCAGGCGCACTGCCGTCCTTATTCGGAGCCGCAACCGGAGAACAAACAGTCGGCAACGCTGTTATTCAGCGCGACCAAGCATTGCAGCGCGTAGGCTCACCGTGGAACGCATGCCAAGACATGTTCGCAGCAGCAGCACAACAAGCAGTAAAGTGTGCGGCAGAATGTCGTGACGGCAAGACGATCCAAGAGAATATCAAAGGTAAGGGCAACGTTTCAGTCAACACAGCGAACTTACTTGCTGGAAATGTCACCTGTTACCCAGACACCAACCCAGCATTCCCAGAGTCACAATCTCAGAAGGAACAGAAGCTGATGACCTGGGTAGACAAGTCTGCTGCAAACCCAGCCTTGAATGCTATTGTGTTCTCACCAAGTAACTCCATAGAGTTGTTCGATCAGATGCGCATGAAGGGATTCAAAGTCCCAGGTGCATCATCGGCGGCAAAGCAACGCAATGAGATGGAAGTCCTGTTGAGAACAGGTACGCAAGACAATCCTCAGTTCGTTCAGATGCAGAGCACACTGCAGAAAGCAACTCAAGGCATACAACTGGCTCAGGCGTCTGGACAACCAGTTCCGCCTGAAGCACAAGCAATGACTGCTCAGTTGGGTCAGGCTATGAAGTCTACCCCACCAAAGATCAGCACTGTTCCTGTAGCCGATGACGAGAGTGAGAATCACGCAGTTGAAGCGGACGAGTGCTTTGAGTGGATGAACTCCACCGAGGGACAAAAGTTCCGCAGTGGTACACCAGAGCAGCAGGCAGGGTTCGACAACACGCACACACATTGGCAGCAGCATACAGCGATGGCCAAGAAGATTGCCGCAGCGAACAAGCCACCGGATAAACCACCTTCCGAGTCAATCTCGGTAGATGTGTCGAAGATGCCGGGTAATGTGGCAGTACAGGCTCTAGCAAAGATGGGAATTAACTCTTCCCCTCAGGACTTCGCTGGCCTAGCCGACCAACAGTTGCAGCATAAAGTTGCAGCCAAGGCCGTACCGGAAGCACTCAAAGGACCAAAAGAAGCACCACAGCAGCAACCACCCCAACAAGGTGAACAACCACCACGACAATTACGTCGTTAAGCATCTCACGCCTTGATCAGCGTGGGCTAGCGTGGGGGCGTCTCATAGCGCCCCTACGTGACCTTCTATGAGAGGTACACCATGCCAACACCCGAACAAGTTATACGCTACAACGCTACGCGCAAAGCAAAGTACAAAATAAATCCTGAACCCATGAAGAGGGCAAGCAATAACTGCTACCGTTCTCGATACGGTTGGACACCAGAGATGTACGAGGCTAAGAAAAAAGAACAAAACAATCTGTGTGAGATTTGTGGACAGACTCAAGGATATAAAGAGCTAGCCGCTGATCATGCACACACAGATACACCTACACCTCGTGGTTTACTTTGTGACCTTTGCAATCGGGCATTAGGGTTGTTTCGAGAAAGTCCGGAAGTACTCAGAGCAGCCGCTCTTTACATTGAAAGATATAGGTGACTGCTATGGCTAGAAAATTGATTGCGCTTTTGCAAAGACACGGGGATACCGAGGCAAACGAAGAGAACATCTTCAGAAGCCGACTAGACCCATCCTTAAACGACAAGGGCATCAAGCAAGCCGAAGCAGCGGCTAAGAATATCGCCAAGCATTACGGGGACGAGGTAAAGAAAGTTGTCTCGTCTCCTATGCTTAGGTCGCTACAGACGGCTGACATCATCGCAGAAGAACTGGGACTAGAAGTGATTCAAGATAGGGGCCTCATCTCATGGCACCTAGGCTTCTTGTCAGGACGAAACAAGGATGTCTACCAAGACATCTTGGACTTCTACGTAGATCACCCCAAGAAAGTCATACCAGAAGGTGAATCTCTAGACGAACTTGAGACGCGCTTAGAAGAATTCTTCGACAAGGCTCTAAGAGGCGAATTCGGCGTATATGTAACGCACAATTCTAATCTGGTGACCGTTGAAAACATGATCGTCGGCATTAAGACTGGACGCCAAGAAAGCAATGAGAAGAGTGTCGAGCCAGGAGGAACCATTGGAGTTTATTTGGAAGACGACGGGAAGTACAGTGTGGAGGTTTTGTTTGGCACCGAGAATGGCGCAGAATATACATCGTAAACTTCCCTACCCACGGTGGTGGGAAGACGCTTCGTTCTTTAGGGACGGAGAGTAAGAACTCAGGAGACTCAACAGTGGTAGGAAAAACTCAGAAATAAGAAGGACTCAAGATGGCCGAAGACTTAATTGATTTCGCAACAGAAGCACCAGTTGTAGAAGACTCAGCAGCAGTAGTGGATGCGCCTGTAGTTGAAGACGCACCCGTTGTAGAAGATGCGTCAGTTGTAGAACCAGAGGCTGGCAAGGAAACCGAAACGCACAACGTAGACGGCTCAGAAAAGTCTGCGGAAGAGAAGGAAGCATTCAAGACGGCGGCTGCAAAGACGGCCTCCGACAAAGCAATCGACACCAAGGCTACACCGGACAATGTACGCAAGGCCCTCAAAGCCATGCGGGACGCTTCGCCTGCCAATGGCGCGGTAGTCAAGGAATTGCACGGAGCATTCGAGCGTTG